AAAGCGAACTTGGAGAAGACATTGAAGTAACAACTGACCCAAATAAAGAAGTTGAAACACAAGACCCAAAACAAGTTGGTCCATCATCGGATGATGGATTTGGTGATGAGACAGATGGAATGGGTATGTTCGAAGGGAAAGAAAAAAACAAACCAAATCCATGGGCGATTTGTCATTCTCAGGTAGGTCCGAAAAAATCAAGAAAGTGGGAAAGATGCGTAAAAGAAGTGAAGAAACAATTGGGAGAAGGAAAAAATCCTGTATCTTTGTATCTCGAATCTCAAATTATAAAAATCGTGGAAAAAAACTTACCTCCAAGAATAACTAAAGGTGATTTAATAAAACATTTGGTAGAAAGTGGTCCATCTATTGCACCATCAAAACCAAAAACAAAACCAACAACAAAACCTGGTACCAAACCACAGAAACCGTCACACCCTGGTAAGAATCCAAACCCTGGTGAACAACCAGCTCCTAAAGCTAAAAGAGATATGGGAGAACAAGGACCAGCAACGGCACCCACAAAACCTGTGACAAAACCAACAACAAAACCTGGTACCAAACCACAAAGACCTGCACACCCTGGTAAGAATCCAAACCCTGGTGAACAACCAGCTCCTAAAGCTAAGAACGTTTCAGCTGAAGATGCTAAAGATAAAGTGATTGATGTAATTTTAAACTTATTGAAAAAATAAAATGGCAAAGATTAAAGAACAAATAGATTACGGGAACAGACCCGAAAGAATGGACCCAAATTTGGAGAGAAAATTAGCAAGCCCTGAGGGTTTGTATTCTCAAAATCCTGCAATGAAAAAAGGTGCTCAAGATGTACAAAGATTGGTAAGTTCAAGATTTGGTAAAGTTGCCGACAAGTTAAAAAGTGTGACTGGCATTCAAGACATCAGTTCCAAACAAGTTCAAGGTATGATATATCAGGAAATGATGAATAAACTTCCATCAATAATGAGAATCGAAGCCGCACACAGAGAGGAGTTAGAAGAGTTAGCAAAAGAGGCGTCTCTCGAAGAAACTGAAATTCCTGAGGATTGGTTTGAAATCGAAGCTAGATTAAACAGACAAGGTATTGATACTTCGGACTTCAGATATCAAGAAGAAAAACCTGAAGATGAAGACGAGAAAGAAAAAGATGAAATGCCAGAGATTCCATCTTTCGATGTTGAGGATTTGACCGATGAGGAAGTTTTAGAATTAGAAAAACATAAAAGAAATATAATAAACGCGATTATACAAGGAGCAGCAAAAAAAGGACATTATATTTTCCAAAAACCTGAAATCAAAGCCAGATTAGATGCGATTAATCCTTCATTATATAGGGATTATTTAGGAATCATGGCAATTAATGATTTTCTATACTTCAGTATGGAACAGATGATTGAAATGATGAGTCAAACAGGACAAGGTGTTGCGGGTAAGGTCAAATTAGAAAATAACGATGAAGGTGACGAAGGAGAAGAGGGTGAAGAAAAACCTGACACCAAAATTGTTGCAGACGGAATGATTTTCCCAATTCTTTGTCATGAAATTATTAAAGGGTTGGAAGAATCTAAAGGTAGATATGGACTTCCACAAGATGCTGGACTCAGACAAAAAGTTCAAGGACAAGTGGATTTATTATCTAACGAACCGATGCAACTTAGAATTGGACCTGAAATAGTTGAAAAAATTAGATTTGCCTTACCTGATGAAATGTATTCAGAGGAAAACAAAGGACTAATAAACTGGTTTCATACAGTTCTATACCAAATACCTGCTAAAGAGTTTTTAGAAATAATTGGACTTGCCATCTCTGAAGACGAATCAAAAGTTGGAAAAGCAACTGCAAGATTTGAAGAGATTATGAGAGAAGCTATGACACTTAAACAAGAATATGACGATTATAAGTCAAATAACGATAAAGAGGAAATGGATGACTTTTTAGGTAGTTTAGGTAATGATTCTGAAGACGATGATGATGACGAACTTGACGACTTCTTCGGAAGTTTAGGTATATCGAGACCGAAATAATAGAAAATGTGTGACTAAAGAACAATTAATTATAGAATATACGAAGTGTATGAGGAGTACTCCTTACGCACTTCGTACTTATTTACAAACATACGACAACACTGTTTCCAAGTATGTTCCGTTGGATTTATTTCCAGACCAAGTTTCCTTATTAGAAGATTACGAAAAGTTTAATGAAAACATTGCCTTGAAATATCGTCAGGCAGGGGTTTCAACAGTTACCGCTGCATGGGCATCGAAAAAACTTGCCTTTGCCAGAAAAGAAAAGCCTGAGAAGATTCTAATTATTGCCAACAAGTTAGATACCTCCGTGGAGATGGCAAACAAGGTTCGAGGTTTTACCGAACAATGGCCTGATTGGGTTGGAATTGGATTCTCTGCTGAGAAAAACTCACAAAGACATTTCAAACTTAATAACGGATGTGAAGTTAAAGCGGTTGCAACCTCTAAGGATGCCTTGAGAGGTTATACTCCAACCATACTTATTTTCGATGAAGCGGCGTTTATCGAGGCGGATGGCGACTTTTGGTCTGCTTGTATGGCCTCACTATCTACGGGTGGTAAGGTTATCGTTGTATCAACTCCAAATGGATATGACCCAATCTACTACGAAATTTATGACCAAGCGTTAAGAGGTATGAATGATTTCAAAATATCGGAGATGTTTTGGTACAGAGACCCTCGTTATACGAAAGACCTCTACATGGTAAAAACAAATGACTTAGTTCATTATCTTTTAAATAGGGAGGATTATCCTGTTGATGTATTGATTGATTTATCTATGGATAATCCCTACGAAAGAGACCATTCTATCGTCAAGGATTATGTCTCACAGGGATATAAACCATGTTCCTCTTGGTTTGAAGGGATGGTTAAAAAATTAAAATACGATAGACGTAAAGTTGCTCAGGAGTTGGAATGTAACTTTTTGGGTTCAGGTGATAACGTATTTGATTCTGATTTAATGCAGAATATAGCCAAAAATCAACTAAGGGACCCTCAAGCAAAATTGATGGGTAATGCTCTTTGGATTTTTAAAGAACCAGTAAACGGACACAAATATGTGATGGGTGTTGACGTTTCGAGAGGTGACTCGGAGGATTTTTCATCCATACAAATTATTGATTTTGATGAGAGAGAACAAGTGCTCGAATATGTTGGAAAAATACCACCAGATGTTTTAGCGGAAATTGCATATAAATGGGGGACTATGTATAACGCGTTTTGTGTTATTGATATTACAGGAGGTATGGGAGTTTCAACAGCAAGAAAAATGCAGGAACTACAATACCAAGGCGGATTCTACGTTGACGGTGTTGACACTACAAACAAATGGAAGTATGACCCTAAAATGAATGAGAAAATTCCTGGTATAAACTTTAATACAAAAAGAGTTCAAATCATTGCTGCCTTTGAAGAGGCGGTTAGACATGGGTTCAAAATATATTCTCACAGAACGTATAATGAAATGAATACCTTCGTTTACATTAACGGAAGACCTGACCATCAAAAAGGGCAACATGATGACTGTATTATGGGAATGTCCATGGCAATTTACATCGCTGAAAAATCTTTTCAATCATTAACAAAGGTTGTTAATCACACAAAAGCAATGTTGAATTCATGGTCGACCGTCATGAGTGAAAATAAGAATACTTCGGATTTTTTCAATCCAATGGTCCCTCAAATGGGAAGAGACCCCAACTTAACAAACAACGGGGCATCTAAAGCCGATTACCAAAAATATGGGTGGTTATTTGGTGCTAAATAACTATTTATATTATTGAGGTAATAAGTAAACTTATAATATGGCAGAACAAAACATGACGGTTTGGCAACGACTGTCACAAACATTTGGACCGAATTCACTTTTAAATCAAGATTATCCAACATTCAAGTTTGATAAAAAGGAACTTTTACGCACAAAAAGCAGAGAAGAATACGAGAAGGAAAAACTCCAAGCACAACAAACATATTATTTAACAAATCAATGGACAAAGGTTGAAAATAACCTTTATTCACAGGCAATATATTATGAGCCAACAAGATTGTCCGCACAGTACGATTATGAATCAATGGAGTATACTCCTGAGATTTCAGCGGCTTTGGACATCTATGCTGAAGAATCTACAACAACAAACGAGGATGGATTCATCCTTCAAATTTATTCTGAATCAAAAAGAATTAAGGGAGTACTAGCTGACTTATTTAATAACGCCTTAGACATTAACACCAATTTACCTATGTGGACAAGAAACACATGTAAGTATGGTGATAACTTTGTCTACTTGAAGTTAGACCCTGAAAAAGGAATTGTTGGAGTACAACAATTACCTACAATAGAAATCGAAAGACATGAGGTAGGTGCAAGTGGTAAAATCGCAACGGACGTAAAACAGGAAGTTGATAAGGATAGAAAGGCACTCCACTTCACGTGGAAAAACAAAAACATGGAATTCCAATCATGGGAAATTGCTCACTTCAGATTATTGGGTGATGATAGAAAACTTCCTTACGGTACTTCTATGTTGGAAAAGGCAAGAAGAATTTGGAAACAATTATTGTTATCTGAAGATGCAATGTTGATTTATCGTACATCAAGAGCACCTGAGAGAAGAATGTTCAAGGTATTCGTTGGAAACATGAATGATGATGATGTTGAGGCATATGTACAACGTGTTGCCAACAAGTTTAAGAGAGAACAAGTTGTTGATAGTAAAACAGGTAACGTAGATATGAGATTCAACCAAATGGCGGTTGACCAAGATTATTTCATCCCTGTACGTGACCCAGCAGCGCCAGACCCAATCACAACATTACCAGGTGCAACAAACCTATCTGAAATTGCCGATATCGAATATATCCAAAAGAAACTATTAACTGCACTTCGTGTACCTAAGGCTTTCTTGGGTTTCGAAGAGGTTGTCGGTGATGGTAAAAATTTGGCTTTACAAGATATTCGTTTCGCTCGTACGATTAACAGAATCCAAAAGAGTATGTTAGCTGAGCTAAACAAAATTGCCATCGTTCACCTATTCTTATTAGGATTTGAAGACGAGTTATCAAACTTTACAATAGGTTTAACAAATCCTTCTACACAAGCCGATTTATTAAAGATTGACGTTTGGAAAGAAAAAGTATTACTTTATAAAGATTTGGTTGCAGACCCTGGAAATGGTATTCAAGCAACATCATCCACGTGGGCTAAAAAACATATATTTGGATGGTCTGACGAAGAAGTTCGTTTGGATTTACAACAACAAAGAGTTGAACGTGCTGTGGGTGAAGAACTTAAGGCGACTCCAACGGTTATTACCAAGACAGGTTTATTTGATAACATCGATAAACTTTATGGTAGTATGACAGGAGCGACACCAGCCGCAGGAGCGGCAACAACTCCTGATGGAGGTGAAGAATTAGCACCACCACCAATACCAGCGGGAGGTGAAGTACCAGGTGGAGAACCTGAGTTAGCTCCACCAACGGAGGCTCCACCAGCAGGAGGTGAAGTAACACCAGAATCAAAAATGAAAGACCTCAATATTTTGGTCGAAAATAATCTAATTGAGGGTGCGGAAATGATTAACTTAGGTCAAGCACAAGATTCTTTAGGAGAAATTTCAAAAGAATTGGATAAGTTATTAAATTCATAATATTTATTTGAAAAAGAACAAAATGACCTTTGGAGCCGTAAAATCCCTTATTGAGAAAAATCTTTTGGAATCCTACAAAGATGAGAAAGAATTCAAGAAAACATTGAGAGAATTCAAACACAATGTTTTGAGTAATAAATCTATGTCTAAGGCTTATGCCATTTATGACCAATTAAGTTCTCCTCAAGGTTTAACGGAACAAGATGCAAAATATTTTATTGAAGAAGGTATTAATCTTTTAAATAAGATTTTACCAAGTTTCAAAATGCCGACTAATGTTACTGAAAATACTGAAAACAAATATTCCGATATAGATACGTTAGTTTATAATCAAAAAGTTGATTTAGTTGAAAGAGTAAAAGCCAAAAAAAATATTCTACAGATTATTACTTCTGAAAAGGAGTCAATTAAAGAAAGTGTTAATATTCCAATAAGTTCAATGGTTGCAGTTGCAAACCAAACAATTAGAAATTACATTCAAACGTTAGATGAGAATTCTAAAAAAGAATTTTTTCAAATAGTTTCTGAAGATACGAGTGTGTTGGAAACAAAGTTTGAAACAATTCGTGAAAGTGCGATATCAAAACTAAAAGACATTTTAGACAAAGAGGAGGCACAAGATATGAAATCCAGAATTTCTGAAACTATAGATAAGATTAAAATTGAAAAGTTTGACCAACTAAACTTTTTAAAATTGAAGAATTTAGAAGAATCAATTTGATTGGTCTTTCATTCTTTGAATATACTTAGCCTTTAAAATCTGTGCTCTTCTTAGTACAGATTTTTTTGTATATTCTTTTTTCTCAAACAACTTTTGTGTTTGTTTAGTTTTGATTACTTTTGATTTTAGGGTCTTCAGAGCTTTTTCAAGATTATCCCCATGATTTATTTTTATTATTATCATATATTACAAATATCTTGTAAGTAAAAAAATTTTGACATTTAGGTTTATATGTTCTATTTTTTGTATAAGAAAAATAAACTTTATAACATGAAAATTAATGAAAAAAGGAAAGAGTGTAAAGCTTAACCTATTCAACCCAATTAAGTCGGTCTATGGAACAGTAGATTCTAAAAATTTAAAATCAGTATACATAAATATTCAATCATGGG